ATGCAAACCGTTATTTTTGGTCGTTCGGGTTGCCCTTACTGTGTGCGTGCAAAAGATCTGGCTGAGAAATTGAGCAATGAACGCGATGATTTTCAGTATCAGTATGTAGATATTCGTGCGGAAGGGATCACTAAAGAAGATCTACAACAAAAGGCAGGTAAACCCGTAGAAACCGTGCCGCAGATTTTTGTCGATCAGCAACATATCGGCGGCTATACCGATTTTGCTGCATGGGTGAAAGAAAATCTGGACGCCTGATCGTCTGACAAGCCCTCGCGTTGAGGGCTTTACTGATTTTTTCTGTGCTGTGGTTTAAACAAACTACTGATAAATAAGAAACACAGTGCCCCCAGCGCACACCAGAACACCGCGCTTAGTAACCATGCCAGCTCTTGCCAGAATGAGCGCGTCGGTGAAAAAAACAGCCGCATAATGAGCATTGAACAGGGTGCCGCCAGCATTGCGCCAAATAGAGGTTTCAGGACTTCTCTACGCTGTGAAAAGAAGCTGGCGACTGCTCCAGGAAGAATGAAAAATAGCAAGCCGATTTCAGGATGCCCGGCAGCCCGAAAAGCGCCTTTCATGTGCGTCGCCAGAAAAAGGCACACCACAATGAAGAGGACAAAACAGCAGATTGCCCCCGCCCAACGTTGTTTATGTTTCACTCGTTCCTCCTGACACTGCGTCTATCGAACACATTTTTCGCCAGTGTGGCGTTCAGTAAGATAAAGCCGCTTCGCATTCCATGCTAATATAGGCCAACGCAATTCATATAGCCGTTGATACCTAATGTGATTACACTAGTAAAATATATTGTTACTTTACTATCGTTTAGGTGCGCTGAATGAATCTGCGCCCTGAATTCTGGTAAAAAACATTATCGTAAATTACCATTTCTTTCAACAGCTTACTAGTAAACAAGAAGTTAGCCTCCGTGAATATAAACGTCGCCGAATTGTTAAATGGGAATTACATTCTGTTATTATTTGTGGTCCTCGCGCTTGGGCTATGTCTCGGAAAGTTACGACTTGGTTCGATCCAACTGGGTAATTCCATTGGCGTTTTAGTCGTATCGCTGTTATTAGGCCAACAACATTTCAGCATTAACACCGATGCGCTTAATCTTGGCTTTATGCTGTTTATTTTCTGCGTCGGGGTCGAAGCCGGACCGAACTTTTTTTCCATTTTTTTTCGCGATGGGAAAAATTACCTAATGTTAGCACTGGTGATGGTTGGCAGTGCGCTGGTGATCGCCTTAGGGTTAGGTAAGCTGTTTGGCTGGGATATTGGCCTGACGGCCGGTATGTTAGCAGGCTCTATGACGTCGACACCGGTTCTGGTCGGTGCTGGCGATACACTGCGTCATTCCGGCATGGAAAGCAGGCAGCTCTCACTGGCACTGGATAATCTGAGCCTCGGGTATGCCTTAACCTATTTAATCGGTCTGGTGAGTTTGATTGTTGGTGCGCGTTACTTGCCGAAATTGCAGCATCAGGACTTACAGACCAGCGCCCAGCAAATCGCCCGCGAACGTGGCCTGGACACTGATGCCAACCGTAAGGTTTATTTACCGGTGATCCGCGCCTATCGCGTCGGCCCGGAGCTGGTGGCCTGGACCGACGGCAAAAATCTGCGTGAACTGGGTATTTATCGACAAACCGGCTGCTACATTGAACGTATTCGACGTAACGGGATTCTGGCAAATCCAGACGGTGATGCCGTGCTACAAATGGGCGATGAAATAGCGTTGGTAGGCTATCCCGACGCCCATGCCCGACTCGATCCCAGCTTCCGTAACGGTAAAGAAGTTTTCGATCGTGACCTTCTCGACATGCGTATCGTCACTGAAGAAGTGGTCGTTAAAAACCATAACGCTGTAGGTAAACGTCTCGCACAACTGAAGTTGACCGATCACGGTTGCTTCCTTAACCGCGTCATTCGTAGCCAGATTGAGATGCCGATAGATGACAACGTCGTGCTTAACAAAGGTGACGTTTTACAAGTCAGCGGTGATGCCCGTCGCGTAAAAACCATCGCCGATCGCATCGGCTTTATCTCGATTCACAGCCAGGTCACTGACCTGCTGGCATTTTGCGCCTTCTTTGTTATTGGGCTGATGATCGGGATGATCACCTTCCAGTTCAGCACATTCAGTTTCGGCATGGGGAACGCTGCCGGGTTGTTATTCGCCGGAATTATGCTGGGCTTTATGCGTGCTAACCACCCGACCTTCGGTTACATTCCGCAAGGTGCATTAAGCATGGTGAAAGAGTTCGGCTTGATGGTGTTTATGGCAGGCGTTGGTCTGAGCGCCGGTAGCGGTATTAATAACGGCCTGGGCGCGATTGGCGGTCAGATGTTGATTGCCGGATTAATTGTCAGTCTTGTGCCCGTGGTTATCTGTTTCTTGTTCGGTGCTTATGTATTGCGAATGAACCGCGCACTGTTGTTCGGCGCAATGATGGGCGCACGCACCTGCGCGCCGGCAATGGAGATCATCAGTGATACAGCTCGCAGTAACATCCCTGCGCTGGGCTATGCGGGCACCTACGCAATCGCCAACGTCCTGCTGACGCTGGCAGGGACAATCATCGTCATGGTATGGCCAGGATTAGGATAAAACTGAAGTTGCCCTGAAAATGAAATTTTTTTGCACAACCGCAGAACTTTTCCGCAGGGCATCAGTCTTAATTAATGCCACTGCTTTTCTTTGATGTCCCCATTTTGTGGAGCCCATCAACCCCGCCATTTCGGTTCAAGGTTGATGGGTTTTTTGTTGCCTGAAATTCAGCCCCTTTCGAATCAACCGTTTAGAGCACACATTTAACGAGTGTGGCGACAAAATGGCGACAGAGCGTTAATCCTTAAAGAATTCAATCAATTTGACTATCGAAGGCAATGCCTGCGCAACAGCAGGTAATCCAGCTAACAAGGTCTTAATCACAGGCTTCGAAGGTGCCTGTGTCTGTATTTGGCTTTCGACGATATCTAGAGTAGCAGTTGTTGTTTGCACATCGGTTGGTTCCATTGTGGCAGACTCGACATCCTTTCGTGCTGATGATAGAACCTGCAAAACCTGACGAATATTTTCATCACTTCCCGAGAAGTTTCTAGAATTATCGATAGAGTCGTTGTTCACTCTGCTGTTCGCACCATATAGATTGTAATTTATGGTATGTGCACCCGGAGTTGCTCCTGTAACAAAGTTACTTTGGGTCTTCCTCCTCACCTCAGCTTGGTAATGGGACGGTATCCCATGGAGTCCCTGCCGAAAATTCGGCTCAACAACAATGTACTCCTCAAATTTTCCAGCTGGCATTGCACGATGCAGTTCATCGTCAGGTTCAATCGAGATATCCCCTCTCATGATGATTATTTTCCCTTTCTGAACACTTCCTTTTAGATCTTCAATACGACTACCATCTTGTTTTACTAGTGTTAATTTATCGCGCATCATTTGAGCAAATGGCATAACATCCTCTCAGTTTCCAATTAAATGTTTCTATCCTGTACTTCAAAGAGCCAATTGAGATCAAACCAACAATAGTCTAATCCGCTAGTGCTTTTAGCTAGATTACCAAATACTTTGCAGCAAAAAAGCAAGTAATCTCATATCTAACAGGTTAATGTCTAAGACAAAAAATTTCAGTTTCAAAATTTTTCTAACTCAGCTACATCTAGCATCATTCCTAAGCCTGCGAGTTTTTTCATCTCAACACTACTTCTAATAAAATTAGATCGTGCTTCACACGGAAAGTGATATTTTACTATATTTATCTGATAGTTATAAACTCACTCAGATCCTTCACTGATCCTTCTAACTGAAAAATGCTGAAATTCTTTTCAATCTTTTCAGTTTGAAATATCCCGCAAACCGCCAGAACTGGCGCTGTCTGGCTGCCTAATTTGTAGAAAAAGAAAACTGAAAAATTTTATCTATCCAGAAACCGCAGGCGGGTGCGGTGTAGTGCCGTTTTTGTCTGCGAAAGATTTATTTTGTCAGCGTGTAGCGTCGTCAGCGTAACGTGACAGAACAGATCCTTTTGTGGTGTTGCGCGGTAGTGGTCAGATAAAAGAAGCGCTTAGAATGCGTCTGGTGGGGTCTGAGGATGGGCACAAAAAAGCCCGCATTATGCGCGGGCTGAAGGGATAGTCAGGCAATTATGCTCTGGTACTTCTTGCGGGTCTGTCCGGCCTTTTCTGCCGTCTGGGTAAATGCGCCGGCATTGGTTGGCGTAGCCACGCTGGGGTGTGAATGGCTCGCACATTGCTGCGCCAGCTCCGCCAGTAAATCAATGGTATCCAGCATCATGGCCAGCGTGTTGACACTCTCACTACCAATATGGACGGTTGGTCCCATAATCTGCTGGCCGCCCGATGCTACAGATTTGCGTAATGCAGCAATCTTTTCAGTCAGGGTTCCCCCCACATATACATCCACGCCTCCGGCCACCTTAGTGGACTGTTCCCCTGCAATATCGGTTTCGTCATTCCCTTCAATGCTGGCCAGCCTGTTGCCTTTCACGGCCTGGCTATAATCCCCGGCACTGACCTGCTGAATGGCTCCGGCCATCAGGGTGGCGGTACCCAGCACCGTAGTTTTATCAGTGGCTTTAACCGTGGTTTCACGGCTGATCAGATCACGCTGTTCCGTGTCGGCTTTGACCGTCCGCGCCATCGATATTTCGCTGATAGTCTGATCGGTCTGCCGTACCCAATCGCCAGCCTGGGTAACACGCTGCGACACTTCAGCCCGCTGCTGTTGCAGCTGCTCACCGGGCTTAACATCCGGCAGACTGGTACCATCTGGCAGCGTCTGCCTGATAAAAGGTTTATCCGGGCGCCCTCCGGTAAACGCAACTTCAACCAGCGTTCCTTCTGGCGGAAACTGGAACATGCCGGAGTCATTACCGGCCATAGGTACCGGCAGCGGCACCGCAGAATAAACTGGCGTCTGGTTATCCGGGTTGCCGTCTGCATCAAGCAGTTGCACATCAACGGCATAGCGTGGCCGGAACGGATCGGCAAAACTACCACTTTTCACGACCTCACTGGGTGCTATCACTCTGGCCAGTTTTGGCAGGTGCAGCCCGGAAGCCAGTTCCGGGTAATGGCTTTCAATCTGACGCTGTGCCGGTGTTTTCTGTAAGGGCTGACCTGTTGCGCGATTTCTGGGTGTCCAGGTAACTGCCATTGTGTCATTGGTCAGGTGCACTTTTGTCACGCGCTCCCCGTTCAGCTCCACTCCCGGCCGCAGACTCTGGATCACCGGCAGCGTCATGGAATTACCGCCAGCAGCCCCCTGGCTGAACTCTGCCGGGATATCTACCGGACGACCGGCAAACATCGCTTTTTCCGCGCCGCCCACATACAGGGAACCATCTGGCAACTGGTACCAGATGTAATCCTGAATACTGAATGCTCTGCCCAGATTATTCAGCAACTGATAGCCCGTGCCGTTATGAGTGAAATGGGGGATCGGTTTATCGCTGTAAGGGGCATCCGGCACACTGACTGTAATTCCGCTGTTTTCCTCCAGCCAGTTGGCAACCTTGCGCAAAGTGGGATGCTGAAATGAACATGGCCACATTCTTTCAAAAACGCCGACCAGCTCGCGCACAAACAGACGCTGAAAGCCGTTTTCGGCGGGTTGTGAGCGTTCCACATAACCAGTAAACCAGCGCAAAAGCAGATCGGAATACCCCACATCCAGCCGCACCAGTTTCCCGGTGTAATCCGCGGCTGTCTGTGCAGTGATAAATCCCCGGCCGCAGCTGTTCAGCTCCAGCACAAGGCTGGCATCAGCCAGGTGAACTTCATCCGTTGAAAGGTACAGGCGTTTAACTGGTTTCATCATTAACCCAAAGCATCATTGACGGGTTTCAGCACCCGTTTTTCAAACCACGTCAGTTTTTCTTCATCTTCTCCGGCACTCTGGCCGCCAGATTGTCCCGCATTACCGGCAGTCTGTTTTTTGGCAGACGTTTTGCCTGTTGCCCTGGCTTCCCGCTTTTCCTGCACGCTGATATGTTCCGCCAGGGTGAACGTAACCAGCCAGGCCATTTTCCCGTCCTGCTGCGGAGCATCAAGCATCCCGCTGAATGTCGCCTCGCGAAAATTCACGGCTCTGGCCACTTCATGCGCCACGCGGTATTTCTGGCGATTTCCTCCGGCATCCGTGGCGCTGGCCAGTTCAAAAATACGCTTCAGGATCTCCGGGCTTTTAAACGGAATTTCGCCACTGATACGCAGCTCTTTCCCCTTTGCCCCCTGTTCTGATTTGGTTGTGGCGCTTGTCTGGCCGGACTGGTCTTTATCCTGAAACTGCTGCGATACAGTCACACGCATGTTTTTCAGCGGTATGGCCTCGCCGTTAAGCGCCAGTATTGGGATCGAAGTCATGAATCATTCCCTTTATTCCATCCAGATTGTCACCAACCAGCATCACTGCCGCTGCATAAACGGCTGATGGCTGCGGAATATCTTTTACCAGCTCCAGCAGCGTGGTGGCTGTGTTGCCGTTGCTCGTAAACACCCAGGCTCTGGCGCTTTTTCCCTGTAAATCGTCCAGCCCGCTGGCCACATCACCGATAAGTTTTTCACGCAGCTGCGTGAATTCCCCCAGTTGCTGCTTTAACCCGCCCAGGCTGAAACCTGCGCTGGCCGCTTTTTGTGCCTGGCTGACAGCCGCAGCTGACAATGCCGCCCTGGTGGTTGGCACCGACAGAGGAATGGCAACCGGTAACCCTGCCCCAGTTTTCGCAGGGATCTGCATTTTTTCGATGGCCAGCGCCGCGGCGGATTGCGCCAGGCGCTTGACCTGAGTGAAAGCCGGTGCCGGAAAAACATCTACCAGACCGTTGAGGCGGGTAATAAAGTTTTCATGCGTCTGACCAGTCACCATCATGATCATCACATCGGTATTCCCCCCCGTTCCGGCAAGCCTTTCAGCAAGATAGCGGACAGCATTAACCGGACTGAGATATGCCCCATTATCCGTTTGTTGCCCCAGTCCGTTTATCCACGGATGCGCCGGAACGACCGAACAATTCAGTGCTGTCAGTGAGTCAGTGAAGGCCAGACGTGCTTCACGCCACATTGGTAAATCCCTCAAATTCCGGCCAGTTGTCTGGCATATCTTGCGGATCCAAGGCGCTAAGTTCATCAAGGTAATCCAGGGCTTTCCCATACAGTTCTTTTTCGTCGTCAGTAAGACGGCCCAGCACCGCCTTACCCAGCCACTGCCTGTCATTGATGAACATATTAATTTCATCCAGGCGGCGGCTTTTCTCATACTTAGCCTGGGTGATCAATTGTTCGCGCGTTAATGGCGGAATATCAATCCAGCATGGCGCGCCTTTTTTGTCGGTACCAAGCAACTTTCCAAACGGAGGTGGCTGAATAAAAGTCAGATAAGTAGTCAGATCCACATCCACGCCGGATTTTGGCCATGTTCCGGCAGCATCAAAATCAGCTTTACTGGAATATGGGTAAAAAATATTGCCGGAAAAACGGTATTTGTCAGTCATCATCATCTCAGTAACCAATTGCAAACCAAATGCAGTCTTCCCAGTAACCGGACCCCACTGGTGCCCAGTTCTGAATAATCATTGTTGTGTTGTTATGCGCCCTGACATTCATACTGGCATTCGTACCATCCGCCCCGCGACACCCCATAGCCATCAGACAGGCATAGGGAAAAGCCGTGTGGAAATTGTAACCAGCAGAAGAACCAGGTGGGGTACTGGTAACGCCCCACATAAAAATCAGATTAATAAACGCTCCGGATGTTGCCTGAACCGGGAATTTACACATTCCCGATCCAGACAAATGCGCAGTAAACGCTGTCGCGGGTAACACCTGCCCGGGCAGAACACCAACATCTTTTGTAGCGGCGTTCCCCAGTTTCAGATGCCTGAGAACCGATGCCACATCACCTTTACTAAGCAATTCACGGGCAAATTCAGTCAGTGCACTGGTAGCAACGGTATTTTCCCCGGTAAACCACGGAAACATGTTCTTTTGCGTGGCAAGATTGGCAAGTGCAGTTAACAGAGGATTCGCCAGCTGTCTTTTATTGGCGTTCTCGTTAACCTGCTTAACCGCAGCGGGCGTTGCGGCCAGTTTTTCGGAATTGCTATCCGTTGCACTGCTTAACTGTACAAACCCCTTTTCTGTGATTGAAGCATCGGGGTGATTCCGGGATTGCTCATGCCTTTTAAGCGCATCAGTAGCCTGTTGTTCATTCAGCGTACCCTTTGGGCGTAAATCCGTGATATTGCCATCTGAATCAATACTGGCGAGCGCAAAAACATAATGTTGCACCCCACCCAGCACATAATCAGTCAGTTTTTCCGCTACAGTAATTTTGCTCTGCGCATTCCAGACACCAGTCAACGTCCCAGTCCAGCACACATCCAGCCAGACTTTTACAGGCTTAGTTGTCACGGTAATATCCTGATTTGCAACCAGTGAAGAACGCAGCCCCGCCACATATCCGGTGCCTTTGGTGACGAAAAACTGATTACCCGTTTTCCCGACCAGATAACCGTCCCCAAAGAATGCCGCTGCGCCGTAAATATCAACATTTTCCAGGCGCTGGCGCTCATCCATTCCGGCCATACGCGCCGTGAAATCAATCTGCCAGGTTTCAGCCGGTGTATTAATTCCGGTTTCAGCCTGTGCGCCGTTGTATTCCATCAAAAAAGAACGGGTCAGAACGTTACCTTGCTGCCCTTCTTTTGTTTTCAGCTTCTGTTGTACCGGCGCATGAACAATCATTGCCAGTGTGCCGCTGGCCTTGTTAACCAACCCAATCCAGTTAAACGAAAAATCGCCCACATCAGCGCCCAGAACAGCGGAATGCACCACGGCGTTGTTATTTACAACGCCTTTGCGGCTGACTGCCTGGCGATGAACAATCTGCGATTCAGGCGGCAACACCTCAGCCCGATCAATGGGCGCATCAGGGTCTAGCCCCGGCACACTGGCAAAAACAAATTCATCCAATAGAACAGGCTCACCCGTAGTACCCTGTTTCGCTTTCCACTGCTCAAACGCCAGCGTTATCGTTGTCTGTGACATATAAAACTCCTTACAAACCCGCGCTGAATGTCGCGCTGGGTGTTTCCGTACCGCTTAATGATGCCGGATAAACCACATATTCCCCCTGATCCCATCCCGCCCGAATTGCCAGGCTCTCTGATGTAATCACTTCAAACTGATAACGGCGGCATGTTCGCCCGTACTTACGGATAATCTGAATCATCAGTTGCGTGTTGTCCGAAACCTGGCTATCAGTGACACGTACCTGAATCACGTCCCAGTCGATCCCCGGCTGGCGCTCCAGCAGTTCCACATATCCAATGCCCAACCGTTCAAAGATATTGATAAATCCCTCAACCGAACCGGCATCACGCGCATTAATAAAGGCGTACGCCACGCGCTTGCGGAACAGGCTCAATGGCTCCCCGTCAAAACGGGTAATATCTCGGTCATAGGCCAGCAGGTTCAGCAATGCCGGGGTGCAGGTCAGCGGATCAAACTGATTCATCGGCCATGTTATCCAGCCGTAAACCTCCGCCCAGAATCGCCGGGCTGTTTTCAGCAGCTTGTTCGGCTCTCCCCGATTCATCCAGGAAGGAAGCACCATCCCGGTCAGCTTTTTCATGAACTCATTCATTCTCAAGACTCACTACCAGTGATTTCAGGCGCGGCACATTCAGCTCACTGGTAATGTCACCCAGAGAAAAGAACAGTGAATCTGCCAGCGAAAAGGTTTTGTGGATCTCGCGCCCCAGTTGAGAAAACGAGAAACGCGAATATGGCCACGTCTTTCTGACGTCAAAATCTGCATTCTCACGAAAAGCACAGCGGATCAGGTTTTCAATCCCGTTCTTCAGGTTGTTCTGTTCGTCGTCTGTCAGGTTGGTCAGATTTCTGACGTACACCGTCACGGCCAGATCGTGAAGGGTTTCCGGCATGGCGTAACACTGCATATCGTCACCGTGGCCGTGATGCCCCTGCGTGTTGATGTAGTCATTCACCGCATTCACAAACGGCGCGGAAGCCACCCCGCTGTCCAGCAATAAATAGGCGTTTGCTGTACCCGGTCCCCTCGGCGCTTCATGCTCAAAGAAAATCCGGTCGATACTCAGCCCGGCAACACCAGCAATCATTGAACGGTAAACCGCATCCGTGTGGTAATTGCCCACCAGGTTGAACTGGTTGCGGCAGCGTTCACGCAGTTCATCATCACTTTCTTCATCGGCACCCGGCACTGTCAGCCAGTTTTCCTCACTGGCCACATGGCTGATACCATCCACGGCCACCGGCAGAATGCGGTAATACCCTGGTGCAAGGTTATAGGCTCCCCCGGTTCCGGTGGCTTTCACCGGCAGCAATGCACTGGCAGTGCCGGATGGGATCACCACATCGTCAGTGGTCGCCAGCTCATACACCCGGCCGTTGATGCGTTCAGTCTGGATAACCGTTCCGGTCTTCACCGTCACCACGGCTCTGGCATCTTCTTTAAAGAACCTGATCACCCCCTGAGCAGCACTGGCGGGCTTTGCCGTGACGTTTACCGCCCAGGCCAGCAGACGCAACATGCTCCCGCTGGCCGTGGCCACAAACATATTGGCCAGCACGGTGAATACCAGAACATCCTTCAGCCACATCACTGGTGCCGTCACAATGGCCGTAATCAGACGCCAGAACGGTGACATGCGGGATGTGTTAGTGATGATCCCTTCCTCGGCCGCTATCGCATTGAAGCGTTCGCGCACTTCCGATTCCGTCACCGGCAACCCGCTGGCTTTCACCACTTCTTCAAAATCAACCTGCGGTTTTTCCGTCATAAATCCACCTGCGCAGAAATTCCGCCCAAGTCATAGGTGCTGGCAGTTATCCATAAACGTTTCTGGCTTTTCTCACTGATTTCTACAGTTCCCGGAATAATCCGTTCATCATCTTCAATCAATAATTCCATACGGGTAAAAATATCCGCCCGCATTGTTGGGCTGCGTTCAGCAATCAGTTCCGTTGCCAGTCCGCTCTCAATAATGGCGTGAATAATGTCCTGCCCGATACTTTTACGGTTATTACACAGTTCAGGTTCATATCCGGTGTTTAGAACAAAATCACCCTTCAGGATCAGCAAATCTATATAAAGTGGTTCATTCACGCATTTAGCTCCTGCCATTCCATTAACTGACCAGGGGACATCGCTTCTTTGGTATGGAAATGAACCTCCCCTATTTTTTTGCTGTTATCAGTGACTGATTTAGAATTGCTGCTGATTGTTTTATTTATCCCGCCCTTATCAATTCCTTTTATCTCTCCACCCGTTGACAACGTATTTCCAGTTAATGGTGGTGAAGTGGTACTTGCCATTGATATATCCACACCGGGGATTTTATTCAGTTTCTCAACAATCCAGTTCCACGACTTCAGAAAACCGTTTTTAACGGACAGCCAGACATTATCAAACAACGAAACAATACCCGTGGCCAGACCGCTTAATGCCTGTGAAGGAGAAAACCCGGTCAGCATGGAAATAAAACTGTTCCATCCTTCGCTGATAAACTGCCAGGCTGAAGTAAACACCCCGGCCAGCCATTCCACTACCCTGGCGCATGCCTGAAATGCAGCGGTATCCATGACCGCGTTCTTTACCGTGTCCCAGTGTTTAATCAGCAGCCAGCAACCGGCAGCAAGTAAGGCGACGGCACCAATCACCAGCAGGATCGGCCAGCTCATCAGATTGATACCTATCCCGGCCATCATTGCCGCCATACGAACCGCCAGCAACGTACCGCGCAGAAATTTCAGCGTGGCGTTCCAGGCAACAACGGCAATGTTTCCCAGCCAGACAGTGGCGGTGTAAATTTTCGTGACGGCCATCAGCGCCACCCAGATCCCGCGCAACCCCATCATGATGAATTTAGAGGCCCCCATCACAATATTGGCGACAGCACCCACAGCCGCAAAGCTGAGCAAGGCCATTGCCGCATACCCGACAACACGCGCAATGTTGGGAAACAACTGCATCCAGCGGGCAAAAGTCTGCCCCATATCAGCCAGGCGGTTCAGAACCGGATAGAGCACCGGGATCAGCGTCAGGCCGATTACGGTCTGGATAGCCTTCAGGATTGCGACAAAGCGATCCCACGGCTTCACCATTTTCTGCGCCATTTCCTGGGTACGCTTCAGGCCATCTGCACCGCCCAGCTCGGTGATATTGCGCTGAAGCAATGCCACATTACCGTACAGGTGTTTAACCACCGCCGAACTGTCTCCAAATGCCGCATCCAGTTCAGCCTGGGCCTTCAGATTTCCTTCCAGACTTTTGCCATACTTGCCCTGTAACTTGATCAGCATTTCAGGCATGGACAGCATTTTGCCGGTGGAATCCGTGAAGGACAGCCCCAGCTTTTTACCGCCCTCAATGGCTCCTGTCATAAAGCCCTCATAAGCGCTGCTGGCTTCTGTGCCAAGTGTCCGCTGTAGCTGTCCCAGCACGGCCAGCTGTTCATCCAGCCCCACGCCGTAGTTAGTACCCACGCCGCGCGCCCCTTCCATCAAATCCTTGATAGCGGCCATTTCCGTGCCAAAGGTTTTGCGCATGAACACCATTTTTCCGGCCAGTTGTTCAGCAAACTCAACCTTCCCCAGCCGGTTGGCATCGGCGGAAAAGTTACCGAACATCTGCCCCATAAACTCAGCGGTTTCTACTGCGGTGGACTTGAGCGCAAACGCCAGGGTATTGGCGACTTTCGTCACTTTCGGCAGTTCATTCCCGGTCAGTCCGGCAATGGAGGCGTTTATACTTTCCGTGGACTGGACGAACTCCACCGCACTGGCGCCGTAGGTTGTACTGAAGCGCAGCGCATCACGCTGAACGGCTTTAAGCGCAGAATCATCGATCCCTTTTGCGGCCGCATCATTCAGCGCGTCATACATTTCAATGGCAGGCATCAGCGCACCTTTAATGGCCATCCCTGTGCCCGCCAGCCCCAGAACGCCGCCGCCAATCTGCATAAAGGCTTCTTTTGATTTTTCAGCAAAGCCCGTTACGCTGCCCTGCGCCTGTTTTAACGGGCGGGACAATTTATCAATCAGGCTTAATGTAAAATCTAACTGTTTCATTCAGTGCCTTTAAATGCTTTAGCCACGCCATTAGCTACGGCTATTCCCGTATATTCCCAGTGACGATTATCCAGCCATATAGCGGCGGCAATATCGTCAACGGAATCCTGGCCATGTGGTAAATAATGACGACGGAGAATTAAATACTGTTCGAGTCCATTTAGTTCAATATCATGGACTCGCTTTGTCAGTTTTTTACTTCAATCTCCAGTTCCGGCGCGTAAATATCATTAACCTTACTGACCAGTTGCAACGCTGCACCCGGACGTTTTAATACGTCAATCAGTGCTTCTTTCGTTTCTGGGGTAACAATACGCATCAGATAATTATTTGCAGGTGCAACTTTATTATCCATTGCCATTTCATTAATCAGTTTATTGTAAGCAGTCTGATTAGGTTCAAAAACAATATCTGCACCACAAACGCTCAGTTTAATTTGTTCCATAAATAACACGTTCTCTTAAATTAATTTCATCGACTAACTGATTATGACGCGCCGCACACTGGCCATATATTTCAAGGTAAACAGTCAGCAGTTCCGCTGCATCTTTACCTGTTGCCCCGTTCAGGCGCGGCAGCTGCGTGGCGCATCGTGTTTTCAGGTTTTCCTGATAACGCACGTTCGGTACCGGCGACGGCGCTGTTGTACATGCTGACAAACTCATCAGACAGGCACCTGTTAGTAAAAACCGGCTTAAGCACTTCCGTGCGGATCTCTCGCGGTTGCGCATTTCTTAGCGCCTCCAGTTTATCTTCCAGCGCCCTGGCGGAATCACTGGCAATGCCCTGCATAACCTTTCGCGATTCATTACCAGCCACCTGCGCCGCCGTATTGATTGCCAGCTCCAGACTGTCGCGCCGCCAGTCAGCTGTCAGCCAGCCCCAGACAAACGCCAGCGCCACCACAACCAGCCACTGCGCGTGACTCATCAGCGCACCCCGTTATGTTCCAGGCTGAAATGATTACCATCCGGTCTGGATTTGAAGCGCCCGCCCCAGCTTCCGCCCAGTGATTCCCAGTATTCACCCAGTGGCAGATAGTCCTCTGTACGGGTCTGGTACTGGCCATTCACAAACAGATTAAAATCCACGGCCAGACGCTGGGTGTGCAGACTGTTAGAAATGCCGCTGCCCTTCTTCGCGTTCAGCGCCGCCTGTTCCGGGGTGCGGTACGCTTCACCAAACGTCAGCCGGTAGCCTCGTTCTTCCGCCCAGTGGATCAGGTTGGCCACCATGACGGTAAACAGTTGCTGCTTTTCACTCAGGGTCATTTGTCACGCTCCCGTTCTTCTTTCCCGCTGCACGTCTGCGCAGCCACATTTCAACAGCCTGATAACCAGCAATACCCAGCGCAGCCCCCAGCCCCTGAATAGCCAGCGGGCTGGCCTCCGGGATTTGAATCAGCGCCGCGCCAGCGATGACTGAAACAAAACTGCCCAGGATCACACGGCTGATAAACAGGCGCGGTGTAATGGGATCATCACTGGCCAGCACCTTCGCAACAGCAATGAGCGCCCCCATAATCAGCAGTGAATAAAGGCTCTTTTCATGTTCCTGCATTCCGGCTTCCTTATCCGATCAGGTTTTCCGTGGCTTCCGCTTCCAGATACGGCACACCGTTGATGTTCACGAACTTGGGACTGGTCACAAAATATTTGATTTTGTGCGTCGCCACACCGCCGCCCTTGGGATCGATATCCAGCAGATTACTTAGCTGGAGTTTGTTGCCGAACGATTCCACTTTCATTTCTTCGCTGCCCGCTTTGGCATAGAAAAGGAAATCCAGTGGAGGAATACCGCGCCACGAACCTGCGGCGCGGGCTTTGGCTGTCAGTACGCCCAGCACTTTGGAACTGACTTCAATTTCTCCCTCTGCGGCCACATCGCCATCAGTATGGCCATCCGGCACACCACGGGTCTGGGCGGCGGCGCTGTTATCCGTGATATCGAGCGTGATTTTCTCGATGTGGATCAGATCGCCGTCAAGATAGGTATCAAACGACATACCCGAAATACGTTTACTCATGCAGCGGCCTCCAGACTGGCATCCAGTAACAGACTGATGGTGATTTGCAGCGGGACTTCCCAGGTGCGTACCACCAGATAAATATCCACCGTCTTTTTGTTCTTCCAGACAATGATCACATCACCATCCTGCGGCGGCTTCACTTCCCCCGGAAATGACACGCCATTGATACTGGCCGCTGTGGACATTTCACGCAGTGGACGTGCAAACAGCGTCTGGTGTGCAGCAATGCTGCCCGGTGTGCTGTTGAGTGAACGATCCGCAATTTTGCTGATAGCCAGCAGACGTACACGACGCGCCGCTTTATCGGCAACACGCAGGGTTTCAATCGACTGGTAATCGCCGCCTTCCACATCCAGCGTTCGCCCGTCAGCCCAGTAAAAACCGTCATAATCCGGGTACCACATCGGCACACTAAAGCGCTGCGCTTCCAGTGCCTTAAGCGTGGCCAGCTCCAGTACCGCTCCGGTACCATCAACCGGCATTTCATCACTGCCCAGATTCAGCAGCGCCCCGGTTTTCACACGGGCGGGACTGTCTGCGATAGTCACGGCACGGCTACACAGACGGCCAGCCAGCACACCCGGCTCATTTCCCCACAGACGCGGGATCAGCTGCACCGCCTTCTCTGCTATACCGTCCTGGATAGCAGACACACGGGTCAGGTAATCCGCCTGGCCTTCTTCTTCCTGCATTCCCTGCACGGCCAGGATGAACCACACCCAGCGCCCATATTTGGAAATCAGCGTGGATCGTAACGTCGCCGCCTGATTCACTTGAGCTTTTGCCGTCACATCACTGGACAGCACCACCCCTTCCACCGAACACACCACCTGTGCGGCCAGAACCGCTTTCACCCAGGCATCGTCCTCAGCATCTGCGGGCAGCACATGCATAAATGCCCACCAGTTCTGACCGGCGTTTGCCAGTGCCGCCAGAACATCGTTTTTCAGCGGGCTTTCCCCTTCTCCCAGCAGTGCATCAAAATCACTCTGGGCATTCACTGCCAGCGTTTTCCCCACATTTTTGGTACCCGTACCGATAAACAGCAGCGTGCGCTCCACTTCATTGGTTTCACCCAGCAACTGGTTTACCTGGTTCACGGTCACGTTTGGCCAGGTCATGCTTTCCCCTTAATATCCTGCGCCTTAACATCCCAGCCAAAGCCGATGGCCTGAAGCTGACGCGCCAGCGCGTTATCAAATTCATCGTCACTCATGCCCAGAAAGACACGGGCAGGAAGATCCACTGTCCAGCTGGTTTTCACCGCCTTACCGCTGAGTTTTCGAATCAGTAACCCCGCCCGGCTGTATGGCATCGTTTGGGTTAACTCGCCCAGCGTGGGCTTTTTCCAGCGTTTACCGGTGCGTACCCGGTACCCCAGCGCCCGCAGTTTTTTGGCCTGGGCTGGCGTGGCCATTTTTCCGGCCTGCGCCTTCCGTGGCTGGCTGCGACGGCTGGCACTGACGCGCATCCCGTTTTGTTGCGCATATCCGACTGTCCCGGCCGGTACCGGCGTTTCCCCGTTCCGGTAGCCACCGCCCTGCAAATAAATCCGCACCGCCTGAATTTCTGGCATTTCACGGATATGCAGCAGTTTTGGCAGGTTCCGCAGCATCTTCCCTTTGCGCTTCGTTTTACGCCCCGGCCACTTCTGGCCATCCGGTGCTTCCTGATTGCGAACATGCCGTTTTGCGGCGGCAATCACACCGTATTTGGCCAGCCTCCAGATAAGACGCTGGCGCTTTTTGGGCGGCAGCTCCATGCTGGCCAGTGATTTGCGCAACTCTGCCAGCTGTTTTTTATTCAACTCGCCACCGGCAATCATTCGTTACCGCCTACCGGCGCACCGGTTTCATCCACGCCATAAATATTGGCGGTGATCGCTATCCAGACTTCAGGGTTAACCAGCGACCAGCGTTTCCCCTGCCACGGGATCGCCCCGTGTTCGTCCTCCCTGATCACCAGTTCTTCCGCCATCGGTACCGTCAGCACAATGGTGGCGGTTTCCTCATCCTCCACGGACACGTCCCAGTCCGGTTCGGCCTCAGTCAGCCCGACTTCATCCAGTAATTCCCTGTCAGCCTCATCCAGCCACGCAGCCAGCAGTGACATAAGCAACTGCGGCGGACACAGGCGATACGGGAAACGCTGCCAGCTGATTACCGCGTCATAGCGAATCACCGCTTGGCGGTACTGCCCCAGCCCGTAATCCTTCGCGGCAGGGATGAACTTCATTTCATCCAGCACACTGTCAAATGACTGCATGGCGCGCGGCGGCACGTTTTGCTGAAAAAATGCGGTCAGGCTCTCAAGCTGTGTCTGGCTCATACTTTTTTCACCGTTGCCCGTTTAAGCCCCTTCATGCGACGGATAACCACTGAAGCCTCAGCCAGTAACCCGGCGCGGGTTTCCATACTCTCCTGCCCCGGATGGGTTTCACGTCGCCCGACAGTGGCGAACTCCCCCAGCAGATCCGCTTTTGCCCTGGCAAATACCGCTTTCATGTACTGGGCACACAGACTGTTAAGCCCGCCCATTTTTACGCCCGGAACATCTGCTGCCAGCGTGTGGCCTTTTGCTTTCCAGCTGGCCTCCACGTTTTCCAGCTCGGCATTCACCTCCGCGACAGCGGCCAGCAGCGCCTGGCTGATGGTGTCTGCGTCGATATCGGCTGGCAGTGACCGCTGCGCCTGAAAGTCCTTCAGATTCAGATCCGGCCAGAACCCGTTATTCGTCAGCGGTTCATCCTGATAATCCAGCGGTTTTCCGCTAAACATAATTCCCCCGAAAAAGGCGGACTGACCGGTTTCCACGGCACAGTGACACACGGAGTGTTCTGCCCTCCACCGCGTCCGCCTGGCTTGCGGTAGTCTTTACCCCTGCGTCAGTTTTCGGATACGGGCGGCAATCGTCTGCCGTGCCGTTTTGACGCTGATTTTTAGATAGTATTTTTCTGCGGTGGCCAGCAACCGATCAGCCTTCACCAGCGTTTCGATATCATCCACACTCGCAGCCGTTGTCTGGCCATCTTCGCTGCGCAGCAGCCTCAACCCCGCGAACTTAAACCACTTGGCCGTGACCTGTTCATGCAGCCGCCAGGTACTGGCGACACGCTCAAATGTGCGGGAGAAATACGGCTCAACACTTTCCCCGCGCCCCGATGTTTCCTGCGCCCAGGCCAGCATCGTATCGGCCACGAACGTGGGAAAATTGCTGCGTAACCGATCCGGGGTTGCCTGCTGCTGGCTGATTGCAATGTCAGCCCAGTCCAGCGCCTTATCCAGATCGCCCACGTCAAACAGCCAGATAACACACCAGGCAAATACCGGGTTGGCGTACACCTGCCCGCTTTCCAGATAGGCTTCCACAGTCGGTGTCCAGCGCGGCAGCAACACATCCCGCTTAAACTCAACGCGATCCGCGATCGTCGGCAGGTTGCGGCAATGTTCCACATCCGCTTCAAGCGCCTTAATCAGCAGGTGCATGCTTTCCGTGGTTTCCAGTGCCTGGCTGCGTTTCAGCTTTTGTTCCATCGCAATGCGCTGGCTGTGGCGCTGCGCGGGAGAAAGTGCCATCTATCAGCCCTCTGCCGGTTCGGAAACCTTGCCAATGGTCACGGCGGATTCATCAATGGCCGCGTACAGCTCCGGCACTTCAACCGCGTAACCTTCATTGCGCAGGTATTTGTTTTCGAACTGCTTACGATCTTCAACAAATTCCGCCTTACGCATGCGGGTGTTGCGCTGGGTGTAGATATGCAAATTAGAAAGCGGCGTGACGACCATACGTTTACCCGGCATAAACGGCGGGATAACAGCAGGACGGCCAGCAATGGTGCTGCCCAGCATCTGCGCCGCAATTTTCTCAGTCGGGCGGTCTGCGGCCTGATACAGTCTGTACTGTTCAGCGGCGACCAGATCGGCACCGACCAGAACCACCAGACGCGGGTCATTGCGGAACTGTGCCGGAATCTTGGCGTTAATCAGGTCTGAAGCCATTGCGTCCAGTGATTTGTAATCCCCGGCTTCATCCAGCACGACCGGATCGGTCATAATCTGATTACCACCCAGCAGCGTTTTCATACGCTCATGCCAGCCGATGTTGACATCTTCGCCGTTCGGGTTATCCGTTGGATTCGTCGTTTTGGCACGGCTCTTACCGTTAAAACCAATACGCAGCATATCCAGCGCAAACGCCTGTGTGGTAAACGCCTGGACCAGGTTGTAAAACTCGTTTTCGTCCTTACCGGCATTGGCCCAGACCGAAAGCAGATCCCAGCGCAGTGCGGCGCAGCTGTCCGTTTCAACCAGTGAATAGTCATTGCCGTCCACGCCAACCTGACGAACAAAGCGGCCATTTTCACTGCGGCCGGTATGCAGCACGGAGGAACCAACAGAAATCACCTGGCCACTCAGCTGGTCAACGTCCAGACAGGTGATCATGTTCAGGAACTCCACGGACTCCAGCAGCGCCAGACGCAGCGCATTTTCCTGCGGGTCATTCAGGGAGAAATAACGACTGGTATCACGTGCGCCAAACTGCTGCGCCATACCACTCGAATATTTATCCAGTAAATCCCGTGCACGATTATTAAGGTGCATAAAACTCCCTCGCGATTAAGCGATAATAAAAATGTTTTGTACTAATTAACGTCAGAACGTATTACAGGAAATTAAATTTACCCGCTTTTTCTGAAATCTTGCGTCCTGGTGCACGGGTGGATTTATTACCCAGATCGTTAAAACGTTTAACAATATCTTTTGCATTATCACGAATAGCCGCAAATTCTTCGGTATCGACCACTTCCGCAATGGTATCCACATCACCCTGAACATCATTCAGCTGATTTTCAATTTTGGCCACACGGCCTTCCAGTTCGTTTACCGCGTTGGCCAGCGCCTGTAACTTATCATCACCCTGCGCGGTATCATCAGGCGGCGTTTCATCTTCAAACTTCGGTTTAATACCAAACAATTTTTGCCAGTTCTTCATTCGTATTTCCTGTTTAATTTTTCCATCACGGGAAATCACACAACTGTAATATCCCTGCTTAGATAATTTTTTGCGCCGACTACTAAAGCGCAGCCGTGTGGTGCCAACACTGGCGGGAGTATCTGTTACCGCCAGCCCCTTGAGGTATGTACGCCCACTACCGCGCCAGTTTTCTTCCGGTTCAATCGAGAAGAACAGGAGCTGATCTTCATGGTTGGCGAAAATTAAACGCATATTCGGGCAAAGGCTGACGTAAAGCCGCGCCAGTCCGTCCTCACCATCATGCCAGGTGGCTTCCAGTACCTCCCCAAAATTACCGCAATTATCCTCGTGTTCTGGCCAGATTAGAGCGACATAGTGGTTATAGTCATAGGTTTCCCCCATATCGATAATCCACTGACGTTTAATATCTCTGCCATCAACGGTATCCCCTTCGGTAGCAACACACAGCCAGTCAGTTTTTAAATGCGACATATCCCCCCTGATTTATTCACCGACGCTGCAAATCAATTATTGCCAAATAAAACCACCACCGCATCACGCTTTATTCTGAACAGTTCGGTTATCACGTATTACCGAACAGACGCGAATTAACACCACCGTTTTTTCATAACAGCCACGGCATAATTATCCGCATGGCTAAATACTCAGAAGAACTAAAAGGCGTTGTCCGCGCACTTTATTTGCGCCGCTATACGCCAAAAGAAATTGCATCAGAATTAAATCTGCCGAATGCGCGGATCGTTTACTACTGGGCTGAGAAATACAGCTGGGCGGATTTACTCAGTTTTGAAAGCACAGAGGAGGCAATTGAACGCCGCTACCAGCTGCTGGCAAGCCGCGATAACAAAACCGATCTCGACCTGAAAGAAATGGACATGCTGATTGCTCACGCCACAAAGCTGCGTGCTCAAAGCAATAAGCATAAAGAAAAGATGGCCAGTGGCCAGAGTAACGGGCAGGCAGCTGCGCGGGACAGCAACAGCGATGAACCGCGCCCCAAACGTAAAAACAGGAAAAACGATATTTCTTCTCTGACCCAGGCGGATTTTGACGCCTGGGCGGAAGAACATCTTTTTGAATACCAGAAACACCTGCGCAGGAACATTGGCCAGCAGGTCAGGAACATCCTTAAAAGCCGCCAGATCGGTGCCACCTGGTACTTTGCATTTGAAGCCTTTGAAAACGCGGTCATGACAGGCGATCCGCAAATCTTCCTGTCTGCCTCCAAAGTCCAGGCGGAATACTTCCGGTCGAGCATAGGAGCAATGCTAAACCGAGAATTCCAGCAAACACCAGTTTTTTCAGGCATCACGCTGGTTTGA